ACACAAAGTCTGGGTATAACTTCTTTGAAGATGCATTTTAAATCATATTTCATCTACACCACAATCTTTAATATGGCGTGGGGTGCACCAATCCCTTTCCCTGACACCCATTCTTGGATGAGGAACAGGGAGAGGGAACCATCTGAGATTGTCAAGGTCCCTTGCAGTGCCAGAGCCCCTCCCTGCAAATTGACTTATGAGCTGAATGGATATTTCATTGAAAATGGTCTGATTTGTTACAATAGGGCTAGTGTGAATTACTTTGAGACATGCTACACTGGAAACTACGATTACAAGCTGCCTCTCCATCCTTCTTTCTCTAAGTTCGGTGGTCACGTCTATCTCAGTTGCGATGATGCTATTCTGCAGAATGTGTCTCTGGTAGGCATACAGCAAACAGAATACACCTCAAGCCCTCTATTGATAACCAATTCCAATTCTGAAAAGATTTCATACTCAAATCTCAAAACTGGTTTCTTGGGAATAGTGTATGCTGTTGAGACTAGGGCATGCATTCAACCTGACCAAGCTAAGAAACCTGAAGAAATCATAAATCATGGTGTTGCAATCAAGCCCTCTTGCACAGATGGTGTGCTGTATTATATCAATTCTGCATGTGAGGTCAATGTGAGTGACCAAACATTTTCCATCCCTTCTTGTGAATCAGTCAAACTTCCAACTTATGATGATACTATTGAAGTTTGTGATAAGGGTGGTTGTCAAAATGTAACTTGTCACCCAGGAGAGATTTGTGACAAGTATGAGAGAATGGACATGATAATGAGAATAAAGAATTATCAATGCTCCCACATCTATAGATATTCATTGTACTCTATAATCTTGTTTTTTGTTATAGTGATAGTATTCACTCTCATCACCATAATGAATATCTTATTTTTTCTAAAACCTGCATTTTGGCTTCTAAAGAAGGTACTATATTCAATGGTTGGACTATGTCATAGGAGACCTGTTGTAGATGAAGTATCTGTAGATATGTCAACAGTTAGAGTAGTGGATGAAGCAGAGGAGGGCCTATTAGTTGTAGAAGACTCCATTGCACCTAACACTAATGTTTCTGATAAAGTAAAAAGGAAGGGTAGAAAAGTAGAGAATGGACTGATATTCATACCATATGTATTGATGATCTTACTATTAGTTTGTTCTGCAGAATCCTGCCAAGACCTTGTTTCAAGCATTTCCAATATAGAGAGGTGCACAAATAATAGTTGTGACTTCATCTCCAAAATGAAATTGACCCTACTAAACACTCCTCAGGATTTCTGCTTCAAGACATCGACTGATGTCTACAAGATACGTTTTAATAGTGTTCGAGTTATGTGCTTATCAGTGCCTCTGTATTATACCAACAGTTTCAAAAGGGTGATCTCTAGAGAGGAATGGAAGTGCTTTGAAGGGGAAGGTTGCAGAACTGATGGAACACACTCGATATGGGGGGAATCCACTAGTCTGAGCTTTGATTATTGTGTCACTGATTTCCACATCTTTTCCTATTGCCCAGCATACCACTACAATTGGAAAAGAATAGAATATGAACCAACATCTTCTAGAGCATGCACCATTATGAAGTGCATGGATACTAAGTTTGAAATAGTTGGGTATATTCAAAAAAATGGACATGTGTTGAAGGAACTAGGAGGCATTACTAGCAAGTATGATAGCCCTTTAGTTTCTATATCATTGTCAAACTATAATAGTGCCAGAATGCCTAGAGAATATGCAGAGTGTGATGGGAAAGCTTATTTAAGGACCGCAAATGATTTAGGGTCTTTTGACAAAGAGTTACTAGGCAACATACAGTGTCCAACTAAAGAAGATGCTGTTGTTCTTAGCAGTAAGTGTAAAACTAAGATACTTTCAAATGAAGATTTGCCAGTTATTAGGTATATAGAGAGGGATGGAGTGGACATGCTAGAGCATGTGAAAAGTGAACCTTTAAAGGATGTGTTGGTCTCTAGCTCTGGTATATCTCTAAGCACCTTGGATCTGTTTCCAGTAGAGCTGAACTTGCAATTCAAGGAAGCGATCACCAGTATAATAACTAGTAAGATATCCCTCAATGGGACCTCATGCAAGATTACTGGTATAGAGAGGAAATTTAAGAAGACAACTGTGAGCATTGAATCTTCAAACAAAGTCTATCTCAGTGATATCTTGGCTTGTGAGGGATTGGCAGTTTGCCCTATGATACTGAACAACATTAAAAAAGGAACATGCATAACAACAACTTACTATTCGGTCACAGTTGGTTCCATGATCAAATGCAAATTCATATACTCTGGTGATACTCTTATGTGCAAGTATGATGTTTCACCATTGGAAATCACCGTGATATCGCCGAGCCTTGATGTGAGCTCTTTTGAAGCTGTGAAGACCAGCACCACCAATTGGATGGAATTGCTAGCCGGTATAGTCAAGGACAACCCAAAGTTATCTCTAGTAGCTTCAATAATACCAATAGGACTCATTTTGAAGACCATTAGGAGTTTTCTAGATGACATCAGACAGGTTGATTAAGCCAATAGGTTCACTCATGCATACTCATATTTTCATTAGTAATCTTCTCTTAAGCTTAAGTGTGTAGTTTTTAGCGTATTAATCACATAATAATAAGAAAGCTATTATAGTTACTATTATACTTGTTTGTTTTCATTAATTTACTCAATAATCAAAGTGAGCTAGGCTCGCCATCCGGATGTGGTGCGTAGCACCATTTCGAGGATATAAGATTATAAATTGATGCATAGCACCATTTTAGTGTTTGAGGCCAGTGTGTGTATGTGCCTGTAGGCCACAGTCAATATCATCTTCCAAATTCACATTAGAATAGGACACTCATGTGCTCCGACCAAGACATAGTCATCACTAGGAGATGGGTCAGGGAGAGCAATTTCGTTAAAATTCTTTGAGATGGGTATTCCATTGGTCACAACTATATGTTTATGCTCCATCTTCTGATGTGGTTTGTAGTAGGCTCTTAATCCTGTGGGAAAGGAGAATTCACTAAGATATTGTGTAGGGTCATCTCCAGAGTGATCCTTCAGGCATATATGATATGACTCTGTAGCAAACTGAAACCCGTTGACCAAATTGGGCAACAAGATCAGCTTCAGATGCTCAGTCTGTTGATGAGATGGTTTTTTACAGAGCCAGCACTTCAGCCTCTCATCAGATATCACGGCATTGTTGTTAACCAAACCTATGTTAGATTCAGTTGCTATGGCGAGAGCATGTGCTCTAAGAGCTGGATCTGTGAACTCCTCACAGCATCCCATGAGCCAGATGGCATCAAGAGAGTTCAAATAGTGGTCTTCTTTAGAGCACCTCAAATTGAAGAGATTATCATATGATCCAGTATGTCTTTTATATTTATGGAGAAAACCATAGTAGTGATCATTGAAAAGGAGTAATGCCATTGCTGAAGACGAGATTCTCCGTGGACGATTTCTGTTAGATTTATATGATATATGTGGCTTATATACCCAGGACTTTGTGT